TACAGATGACCCTGCTGTTGAAGGTATTGAAATACAACATGAATATTTAACTGCTGCTCCACTGGCAGGTTTAAGTCCTGAGCAAATTTATATAGCTCAACAAAATGGACTTAAAATCGCATTTTTATCAGAACAAGAAAAAGATGAGTTAAGGCAGAAATATCAATAGCAGAGAACAGAACTTATTTAAACAAGTTCAAATATTGGAGTGTGTATGAATTAAAATTTAAATATATAAAAACAAAAAAATTCCTTCTGTCTGTAAGACTAGAAGAAATTATTTTCAATATTTGAGAAAGCTTGAACGCTTTTAAATATGGTCGGAGCAGTAGGATTCGAACCTACGACCCCCTGGTCCCAAACCAGGTGCACTACCAGGCTGTGCTATGCTCCGAAATTGGGGTGAATGACGGGATTCGAACCCACCACAATTTCATTAAATGATATATAAAAATTAATAACTTAGCTATTTCTTAATGCTAAAAATCACTGAATATGGGAATGAAAAGGAAAGTTAAACCAGTTTATGGCCATGAATTTTCTTATCTTGATTTACCGGGTTAAAGGGATATTGGAGTAATGAAGTAATAAAGAAAAAAAAGTGCTTAGGTCTCTAAGCACTTACAGAAAATTGGAATGTAAATTTTGAAGTATTTTTTAAGTACCCTTTTATTACATCATGATGTAGTTATTCAGCTTTGTTATGTAGTCCGGCATATCTTCAGCGATCAATTTTCCATAATGTTTATAGATCATCGATGTATCACTATGGCCAAGCTGCTCAGCGATCCACTCCGGGGGAACTTGGCCAGAAGTTAAAAGTTGACTGGCGAATGTATGGCGACCCTGATTAATACCACGTTTACGCACTTTTGCTTTCGTTAAATGCTTATTCCAGCGGTACCGTAATTCATGATATTCAAAATGGTTCGACCGTTCGTGATTGATCCAGACGAACCGAACCTTTTCAGTTCGCTTTGTTTTGTTGTCACGCTGAAGTACTTCGATTGTTTTAGCTCGAGCATTACCGGTGATTTGATATTGTTTTTTTAATGCAGTAATTGCCGGTTCGAGTAATTTGATTCTCCGCTTTCTTCGTCTGTTCTTCGTCACCCGGTAAATTCCCCGGACATACGATCTAGAAATTTGAATAGTCCCCTTTTCAAGATCAATATCTTCCCAAGCAATCGGGATTTGTTCTGACATGGAAAGGCCCGTCCAGAATAAACAAGGCAATAAGTTTTGAATATCGAGATCCGTTTCAGTGTTTAAGATCATTGCAATTTCAACTTTACTGAAGGGATCCGGCTCTGGAGTATCGACCTGATGAATTACGATATTCTCAAAAGGGTTATAAGGCATTTGCCTTTCATCACGCCAGATTGCATGGATCTGAGAAAATCGGGTGACAATTTCGCGGACAGTCTTGTTATTTAAATTCTCTTTTAACACCTCAATCCATTTCTTCAGCATGTTTGTATTGATGTCTTTAGGGTTTGTCTGGCCCCATTTAGGAAGGATATGGTTATAAACATGGCCTTTGTATGAGTCGAATGTGCTAGGGGCAACCTCCTTGATTGTTTGGGTTAAATATAGGTGAGCGTAATAACTAATTTGATTCTTTTTTAAGTGTTTAGAGTTTGGAAAATGTTTGGCCAAGCTAAACTGGCCAAGTTGGATTTCCAATTTAATTAAACTAGCAAGCTTTTCAGCTCTATCTTGATTCTCTGGAGTAAAGTCCCAGTCTAACGTTTCTTTAATAATTGATTCTGTGGCGATCGGTCGCATCCAAATTCGCAACGATTTCCCACGTATTTCTAGCCCTGCAGACATTATTCGACCTACATTTAAGTATTCTATAAAAATATTTAGAGAGATTTTAGAGGAATGTACCCCCGAACGGGGGTGCATAAGAGGTGCGCAGTTAAATGAAAGGCAACTCGTCTTCTTCGTCTATACTATTTCTAGAAAGTAGTTCATTTTCGAGAGCCATATGGAGATATCCATCAAGAGTTTTGTTCATTAACCAATGAATATCTCTGTCATCCATATCCTTGATTGCCCAACCTTTATATTTACCGTAAAAAATATGGGTTGGGTATCTTGCCTGTTCTGAAAACTCATACAGCTCTTCAAAGGATTTAATGCCTTTAGTTCGCACAATCTCAAGCAAAAGTGAATATGTAGTTTTGCAATCGTTTAAAGCTGAATGAGAGTTCCGCAAACCACGACGAGTCGACTTACGATTATTGCTAATTTGGTACGCAAGCGCAGAAAGGTTATGTGATTCCAATGTTGGCCATAAGGATCTGGCCATTGCCAATGTACAGATCGCCTTAATACCTTTAGTCACAACACCGGCACGGTTTATTGCAGCAATATCATAATCAATGTTATGGCCGATTAAGTATTGAACATCATCTTTTGGAAGTTGGAACTTCGTAAAAGATGGGCATTTCTCAAGATCCTCATCAACAATGTGGTGCACAGCCATTGCAGCTATAGAAATTGGTTCACTTGGCTTATAACGTTTAGTGAAATCAAACATCGTTTGCATGATTGGAATATCAGTTCTGAAGCTGGGAAAAATGACTTCAATAGCAGCTGCTTCAATGATATCGCCATGCAGTTTATGGGTTTCAGTATCAAAAATTAGTGCTGTCATTAATATTCTCCAAAGACCAGTATTGATGTGCTCACCAAAATTGAGAAAATCAGATTGAAAAACATTGCATTTTTAAGGTTGAACTGCATGTGTTTTCCCTACTTTACCTTGTTTATCAAGCTCACATCGGCATTGACCAATCCGAAAATAATCAATTGGTCCTGGTGCTTCCTTTGGAGTCATTTCATATCTGTATAGAACATAGGTTCTTACATGAGTTTTAACGGTGATTTCATCACCTTTAATTTCAGTGATTGTGCCGTTATGTGCTTTTTGACTAACGGCAATTTTCCCCTGATACACACCTTCTCTTTTTTGGATCATGAAGTTGACTTCATCACCTACTTTGTAAGATTCAAAATCAGGAAGTTTTAGGCCACCACACTTGCAATGATATTTAGACATGGCTTTCATTCTCCCAATCAAAATCTTCGCCAAGCTGTTCGCTATTATCTGTATCAATTAGGATGATCGAGATAATTTCGTATTCTTCTAGACGTTTAACAGTTGCCATTTTTTCAAATGCATCTTTAAGACTTTCAAATTTTCCAATCAAAGTTCTGATTTCTGAAACAGCACAAGCTCCAAGCAGTGAAGCTGTTTTTTGTTGAATTGGGCTATTTGATAAATCTTTACGAATACGTACCTGGTATTTTTTTGTATACATGGCTTAACCCTCCAAGCCTTTCTCAATTCTTGCTTTTTGTTCTTCTTTAGCATGTAATTCTTCAGCAAGTTTAATAGCTTGTTCTGCTGCATCTTTCATACTTGTTGCAAGGATCCACTGACAACGATATGAACGCCCGAGTGAATTAGAAAGGTATTTACCATCCTCACTAAAGCGGAAATTAAATGGGATGGCTATTTCCAGATTTACAAGAAACTCCAAATCAGAATGATCTGCGACTAAATTGCTTGCATGATCTATGGCCCATTCTCGACTTAAATTTCGTAAAACATTATTAATAAAACCTTCTAATTGAGGATGTTGGTCTTTTAAATCATCACCATTTTGGGTTTCTAAAGCCCACAGAAATTCTTCAAAGTCTTCACTAACATTTAAGCCAACATTTAAGGTTGGAACATGAAGAATCTTGTGAAATACAACATTGTTATTAAACATTTCTCCTGAAAGAGCTGAAGGAAACTTATTGTTTGATGCGATTTGTACGTTAGAATCGTTTTGCATAATTGCTCTCCGGTGATTGTGTGGCACATACAGAAGTGGCCGCTTCTGTATGTGTGCTCATAAAAATTAGTGAAATTTAATGTGGCTACGATCATTTGAAGACGTAGCTGCACCAAAAATGGCTTTAAGTAAAAGAAGTTTTACTAATTGCTCTGGAACTTCTTCTTTATTGGTTTTGGCTTGAGGGAATTCAGGAAACTTCAATAAGTTGTAGAAATCGTCTGCATATACCCATTGGTGAATGCGATCTTCATTAAGGTTCCCTTTTCGTGTATGCCATGCTTTACATGCTTTGCAATAAACAACATCTGCTTCAATAGTTTGATTGGCAAAAAACACAACGACTGGACAATCCTCTTTTGGCTTTTCATCTTTCCCTTTAAAAACATTTAATTTTTGGTGAGCAGGAATAGCTTCAATTTGGACTTTGAAAACCTCAGCATTTGAGTCCTTTAAAATTGCGTTAGCAAAGTTATAAACACTATCTAAAAATGAACCAGAATTTGAACCCACTCCAACTGGATAACCAATTGTTTTAAGAAGTTCGTCGCGTTTAACTTCCTCTTTTTGCAAACGAGTTTTTAGATATTCTGCAACATCTAAAGAAATCGGCAGTGAAGCTTGCATACACGCTTGTGTTGAAATATTTAACTTAAACATAGTGTTTTTCCTTTCGTTAAAAGTGGGTTTGATCCCGTTGTGAAGTTGGTTTTTCAAAGATCCAACATCGTTTTGTTGAGTTGGTAATTTTGCTTTGTATGGCTTTATTTGCTTCAACAAAGCGGTAATGAAGGCTGTGACGTAATGCATTTTGCAATTCATTCACTTCAGGTAATGCGTATCGATAATCCGCTGCGACCTTATATAAATGAGCAAAATTGATGGCCATAATGTCTGACTTAGCCGAGTGGTTTACGACGCTATCTGCATGTTCAACTTTTCGTATGGAGTCTTCCATTTCTTCAATCGTGTTCCAGAAGTTCTGAACAATAACTGGATCTGACTTGAGGACTTTGTCACGGCTCTGAGCCATCTTGATAAATTCTTCAGTCACCTGTTTTTGTACTTGTGCCGGCACTTCAATTACATGACGGCACATCGCATCAAATAGAGACATAAGCTGGGCATGGTTGTGAACAATACGAGAGCTTTGGATGTTGTATTGTTCCTGGTGCAACATCGCATCATATTTTTCATAGCCAATATTGAAGGCATCTAAAATGTCTTTTTCTTTGCTTAAACATTGCAGAATGAATTGGCTAACATTCTCAGGTTCATATTTTGATAAGTTGCGTGAGGCGTGGAGACTGGCTTTACTTAACTGATCTTTATAAAAATGAACATGGACAATACGGCCCATAATCGCTTCAGATGCTAGTACTTCAGCATTCTGGCTAATAATTAAAGTGCCCATAAACAGTGGTTCGTATGTTGTATTACCACCTGCCTTTACACCCATGGCACCTAATGAGCCACCGTCGTACATGGTTTTGCACATATCCCAGTTGAACTGCTTAGATGAATTTTCACCTTGGCGATCTGATTCAATAAATACGACTGGAAGGTTGGATACTTGGCGTAAAGTACGGATTAAACCCGCTTTGGATGTTTTAGTAGGATCTAAACCCTCATAGTTTACCCTTCCAAACAACTTCCATAGGAAAGTAATCAAAGTTGATTTACCTGTACCGGGTTCACCTACTAGTTCAACGAATGGAAATGACTTATGTGTTTTGCGGATCTGCTGAGCGTATAAAGATCCAAAAAATGCTGTTAACCCGATTAAACCTTTAACGCCATAAGCGTCAATGAAGTCTGTAACCCAGCGCTGTTGATACTCCTCTTGGCTCTTATTTATTTCCAATGCAAATGGAGCATTACACTTTAGGTTGGTATGGCGTGGAAGTTCAAAATAATCTTCTTTATTGATCGTATATTGCTTGCCACTCTGGTATGCCAACTCTCCTAAAACATAGGTTTTTTGCTCTGCGTGATATCCCACATAATCAATAAGCTGAACACGCTTAATATCTTTGAGCTCCCGCTTTAAAAAAGCGAGTAATTGCTTACTGTTACCTTCATAAAAAACACCAGGTGCAACATGTAAAAGTCGCTTACCAAACTCTGGAGCTGAAGAGATGTGGGAAGGACTAAATGTATTTTTAATCGTCTTCGCACCACGCGGAAAATCTATTTGGAAGTAATAATCTGCTTCATCAATTTCTTTTTGGTATTGGTAGTAAAGCCCATGTGGTCGGCATTCCATCATAATTTCTACATCTGCAGCATGCTGAATAGCTGCTTCACGACGTTCAGATGTAGCTTGGTCTTTTTCCTCTTGTGCCCAATCTTCATTATCACTCGGCTCAAAATCGATACCTTTCATGTAGTCATCGTATTTATCCATGTTTAATTTGAACCAATAAACACAGTTATTAAAATCAAATGGAAATGACTTAGTACCGTAACGCTTGTAGATAAGTATGCCTTTATCCACAGGCTTCTCAGCGATTAATAAAGAACCATAGTATTTATATGTTTCTATATCCGAGAATTTAAGACGATCTTGTTTATAAAGGTCATTCCAGTCTGTTTTTTTACGCCCACTAGGAGGAAGTGCAGCTTCAGACTCGAAGCCGAGTTCTTCAGCTAAAGCTATGTTTTTTCTTATACCCTCATGCCCAGCATTATCGTTGTCGTATGCCCACACAAGCTTTGGTAATGGCAGCTCTTGTTCAGCACATTTCATTGCAATGTGATTGAGGAAAATTTTAGGGTAATTTCCAGCAGATAAAGCTGAAAAGCTAGTAATGCCTGATAACCAAAGAGCGATCGTGTCAAAGATACCTTCAGTAATCCAGATCTCTTTTGACTCGATGTAGTTTGTATTTGGTGTCATCCATGCATGGCCTGCTGAAGACCATTCTTCTTTAAATGTGGTTTTTGGCAAAACGCCTTGTTCATCTAGAACACGCTGCCACCATCCTGGATTCCCTTCTTCATCTGTGATTGGGAATCTTAATGTAATAGAAGTGGTTTTCTTAGGCTTATAACGGGTAATACTTTCTTGTGTGTATAGACCCTTTAATGGTTCTAGAGGGAATCCACGACCTTCGACAAGGTAAGCGTTTACAGTTTTATTCGGATCTTCAGGAGTGGGTTCAAATCGTTTTTCCCATTTTTCAAATAATTCAGGGAATAAATCACGAATGTGGTTTTCTTTACCACATTCGTTTTTACGTGGGCAGAAAACTACCCACGGTTCCTCAGGATATACCCAAGCTGATGCTTCCTTGTGGTTACAGTCTGGGCATCTACCACGCAATTTATCGTTGCCCTTAACTTTGAAGCCGTAGACATCTTTTAACTTCTCTACTACTAAAGCTTTGGTTTCTGGAAACATCATTTTCAATAAACTGCCTTAAAATAAATGCCGATTGGTTTTTCTAAGTTCCTGCCCTGCTAATTTCCCAAGTAATTCTTGGATCCTTTCTCTGGCAAGGTACTCAATGGTTTCTTCAATAGTTGGTAGACCTAGGGCCTTTTGCACTTCCTGTACAATTTCCTTCTCTTTATCCGAAAGAGCGATTTCTTGTGTGGGCATCAATTCAGCTCCTAGAAAGGTGATCTGATGCGCCTTTTTTTAAGTAACTGTCTAAGCTAAAGTTATCTTGAATGTCTTCTGCAATTAGCAATGCTAATGCCTGTTTCATTACAAGCTGGCGCATGATTACACCAGGATTAACACCAGTAAGCCGTGAGACAATTTTAAAAAGATCAGACTCATCATTAGTCAGATTGACGTTGTAACGGTTATCCCGTTTTTGTTTCTTCAAACTCATTGGTTTTGGTCCTCATTGTTTGGAGTTTGCTTTTTACCCAAGTAATAAATTCTTGCGATGACACTTGAGCGACTGGAATCGGTTTCCTCTACTTCTTGATCGATTGCCTTAACTTCCTCTTTTGGTAGATAGACAATGCATGGAATACGTCCACCACTGATCTTTTTTGATCGGGAACGATTAGAAGGTGAAGTTTCTGTACTCATACAGTATCCTACGGTTATAGTGATGTGCTACGAATCACTATAGCATAAATATTTAGTCTTTCAATATATATCGGTGAAATATATGTCCGAAAATTTGGCTGTAGAGATTACACAAAGGTTCACAGAAGAGCTGGAGCGTAAAAATTTGAGAGCAAAACCGCTTTCACGCAGTATCGATGCCCATGAAAATACGTTAGGTAACTATGTCCGCAACAAAGTGCCAGATCAGTGGGTTTACCTAGCAAAACTACAAAAACAGGGAATAGATATCCGTTATGTATTGCTTGGCATTGATCCAGACTTTAGTGGTCTTACAAGTGAAGAAAGTTTGTTATTAAAAGCATATAGACAGCTTAGCCCTGAAGCTCAGGAAGCATTACTGCGTTTAAGTTCTGTTTATGCTAAAGAAGTCGAAAATAAAGAATGAACAGCCAATAAAAAAGCCCACCTTTTACAGTGGGCTTTTTATCTATTCCTCTAACTTTTGCTGAACTATTTGCAATCGTTGCTCTAAATCCAATAATTTATAAATCAGGTCATTATTATTATAAACAACCTCTTTATCTCCGACTGAAGCTTCCAAAGAATTTCTCCAGACGCGCAAAGTACTTAATGCCATATCTAAGTTCAATTCTGCATCATTCGTTAAAAGTTCCATATCTACCCCATTGGCAATTTGATTTAATTGAAATTGCCAAACCCGTACCTCTGTATTGTTCCAGATCGGGCTGATAATGGTGTGTTCTCCATTAAACTTAGGATAAATAAGATCTTTTAGCGACGAATTTAATAAATTTATATCGATTTTTTTAAATGAATGATCAGTATTTGATAGTTCTTCAATCAAATCATTAATTTGATCGGGACAAATTGATAAGAAACCCTTATCAGTTTGATGATTAAAAAGAATCTGACTACTGGTCACGCTATCTATGAGCAAAAATAATTGTTCGCAAAGTAAACGGCTTTTTTCATTTGTGGCCTGTACCCGAGGCGCGATTGGCACATAGGGAATAATATTGTCATTGATTTGCATGAGATTACTTCCCTAAGAAAAAGAAAGAGAATGTAAACGCGAACATACAAATAAATGCTGTTCCTTCATAGAGTTTTTTAAGGAAATTAGAAAGTTTGATTTGTTTCTGACGCTTTTTGAATGCATCTAAGGTGATAGGTGTGTGCGCGGTGACATGATTAGATTTTTTCATGAAAAATACTCTTAGTAAGTTCATTGCAAACCTACCGCCATCCCTTCCACAGAATGGTGGTAGACCGAACAGGGGTGGAAGTACCGTCCTAAGAGTAACGGCCAGCTAAAAGCTGCCCTGCCCGATCTACCATAGAGAGTCTATCAGATCAGACATTTTAGGCAAAAAAAAGCCGCTATAGAGCGGATATTTTCTGCCCTCTTAGAATTAAAACCAGACTTCCACATCTGTACACAGATTTTGCTGTGCTTTTCCATATTGCCGATAGTGAATCGTTATGTCAAGATACCAATTTGCTATTTTAATAAATATGGTTGTTAGGGGTGTTAAGTTGTGAGTGTAGAATCAAATAAAGAAATTATTTATAAAATATTGGATAACGGAATTTATTATCTTTCCAATGAGAAAAAAAATTTAAATGATAATTTAAATGAATTAAACGAATATTTATCACAATATTTAGTTAACCTTCCTACTGAATCAAATGAACTACAAGGTCAAATTTCAGCAAACTCAAAAAAAATAAGTGAAAACTTTTATAAAGCAATTGGCTTATTAAAAAATATCAAAAATAGAGCTTCAAATTTATTTTCCAATATCTTTATAAATATAGATATATCAGCTTTTAAAATTCAATTATCTGATTCTCTTATATTTTTGAATGATGTTACTTTTTCAATTGCCAAAGTAAAATCTAACATCGATACCTATACAGATGATAACCCTATAAATAAATTTGCAAAAACATTAATAATATTACCTGTTCGTTTTAAAAAAACCTATTCTCAAATTTTAACACTTCTAGAAGATATCAATACAAATATTTTAATGACAATTCATCAGCTCAATAATGTTGTTGAATACTTATTAGAAATTGAAAATAAAGTACATAACTATAGTAATATTGATTATAAAAAACGATTTGAAGAAGATACTAATCTGCTTTTAAAGCAATTTGAAAACCAAATAAGCAATCTAGTTAAAACTTATGAAAATCAAGTAAAAGTATTTAATCTAGAAATAAAAGATTCTACTGATACAGTAAAAATAGCAAAAGACAACCTAGCAGATATTGAACAAAAAAACAGTGACTTAAGCTCAAAACTTGCAGGGTATGAAAGAAGACTTCAACAAATAACTGAATCTAGAACTGAAGATATTAAATTTGTTTTAGAAGAAAAATTAGATGAACTTGAAAGAATTAATAATGATAAAATTTCGGTTATAGATCAAAGTTATGAAAAGGCTCAAACTAACTATGAAAAATTTAAAGATCTAGTTGAAAAAGCAGGAATTTACAACCTCATTATAAATTATAAAGACAAAGCTGATGATGAAAAAGAACAATATAAAAAATTTAGACGATATACAAATAGGGCAATATATTGGGCCATAGGTACTGCTATTATTATGTTCTTAATTTCTTGGATTGAAATAACATTTTTCAATAAAGATACTAATCTATTATTTTTCATTTATAGAATGACAATTTCACTAATGTTCTTTGTTTTAGCTTTTTATTCATCTAAACAAGCCTCTAAACATTATGAATGCTTTCAAGATAATCATCGGACATATTTACAATTAGCTGCTTTGGAACCATTTATGGAACAAATGAGCGAAGAAGAGAAAAAACAAATCAGAAAAAATCTTGTTCCAACATATTTTAGTCAAGCAAATGAGGGGAAGTATTCTTCAAAAGGTGATGAAGTTACATTACCAGCAGATTTAAAAGGAATTGCTGAAAAAATGATTGATGTCGGTAAAGGATTACTCAATAAAGCAAAAGATGAACCAAAAACCTAGACTGAAGCAATATATTTGATTTCTAAAGACTCACTATGCAAATATAGTGAGTCTTTATTTTTTATTAAATAACTTTATGAATAACTTAAAAAATAGAAAAGTTTCTATTCCCTTAGCAATTGGTATTTTTATCGCTCCAATTTTTTTTGCATGGTTTACATTAAGACAAGGCTATACCAAAACTGCTCGAATCATCAGTTTTGGATATCTAGCACTTGCATTCTTGGCCTTTTTTGCTTTACCTAAACAGCCGCAAAAGGTAGAGCATCCAACTGTACAGACTGAATCTAAACAAACTGTTCCAGTTAAAACTGAAGCGGAAATGACTGTTGAAGCAGATGCCAAAGCCAAACAATTAAAGCAGCAGTTTGAAGATCGAAAAGCAGAACTTGAGGAAGAAGATAAGCCACATTTTGAATGGCCAAAAGTCGACTATACGCAGCCAGTGGCTAAAGTAGATCTTAAAAACGATCAGGCAATTATTAAAGCAGTGGGTAAACCTATAGCGGATCAGGAAAAACTTACTAATGAAAATGGTGAGCCAGCTACGACTTATTATTTTAGTAAAACTAACGCTAGTGGATTAGAAGTCACTCTAAGCCGCGAATTTATTGATGTTGCATGGCAGTTCAATGATAAAGAACCTGAAAAAGCTGCTGAATTTTTCAATGATGGCCAACGTATTACACGTGCCCTTCTCGGTGGTAAAGAAGGTGCAGCTCTTTACGAGAATATCGCCAAGGGTGGCAAAGTTGATTTTCTAAGCTTAGATGATGGTATCGAGATTCATAATGCCCGTTGTGGTGCGTATATGTGTCGATACCAGGTAGTGAGATAAGAAAAAGCCCTCAAATGAGGGCTTTTTAAATTGTGTTAGTATTATTTCTAGTTTTTAGAATCCTAGAACAGAGGAAATTATATGCAAGTCATGATTATGGCCTATGAGTCTGGCAAAGTAGAGCACACTTGTAATCTACTTGCCGATATTAATAAGAAAGGTGAAGTCACTAATCTGTATGATTACAGTGGAAATGAATTAAACATTAATTTTTTGCGTAATGAAGTTTATTACAAAAAGATTTGGTGGCAATTCTCGCCTAAAGTAGAGAATTTATAAAATGTATTAGTTATCTTCATTTTGTTTTTCTCGGTATCCTGCAAGCCACATTTGCGGTGCCTCTGCCCAACTCATTAAGCCCACCTCCTCTCGTACATTGTTATATGCATTCATAAAACGCTCATACCAGAAACGCTTCATGACTTCTGAATAATATTTAGGAAAACCAACTGGATTCATGTCTAGACGAACATTTTTATAAAACAGTTCAAAAAGTTCTTCAGGGTGCATATTTATACCTCTTCTGCTGGATCCCAAGCGCACCAATAACCGTTATGCACGGCACTAAATGCATAAGACATAGCATCCGTCATATCACTAAACTTTTTAGCAGCCGTTTTCGTTGCCTCCAGCATTGAAGCTTTCCATTTCTCAAATGATGGCCATTCATCTTTGAAAATCTTCAATTTGGGTTTTGGACGTGGTTTAAATGATTTTTTATATTGCGAAAATGTTTGATAAAAAGCTCTTCTGGCTTTTCTATCTGCAATTCTTTTTATCTTTCTTGGGTTAAAACAAAAGTCTTTAGAGTAATCCCAATCAAGTTCTGGCCACTTTCTTGATAAAACTTCTAAATACCAAGTGGTACGACCTAGTGCTCGACCTTTGATAACTACATTTTGCTTAGTAAAAAATGAAATGACTGGAGATAGGTAATTTAAATAATTCAAAGCGATTAGCCTCGTACAAATAGGATATATACACATGCAGCAGCAACAACAAGCCATAAGAATGACCAATCTCTTTTTTTATTCATTTTTTTCTTCCCAATTTTCATCATTTGCTGACTTTAGCTCTAACAAAGTAGGGATATGAATTTGAGGATCTGGCGTTGCACTCGGTGAAATGGTATGAGTTATTTCAATATGGCCACCACACGTAAAACCACAAAATAAGTTAGGACAAGTTAGCCAGACGTCCTTCAGTAAAGGGTGTCTTTGCTCACTGGAGCGAATTTTTAGATTAGTAACTTTACAGTGTGGACAAACGAGCTGTGGACGGGAATTGTTTTTGTTTATTTTGTTGTAGTTATTGGGTGCAATCATTTATCAAATCCTTAAGAACATATTTATATTTATTTTAAATTAAAAGAACAAATATTTGTTCTTTTTCTATATTTTTTATAGTATTTAGTCAGTTTTTCTAATGCAGAAAAATATATGCAAAATTTAAAATGCCAATGTTGTTTTAAATTATTGGCTAGAACAGATGGCTTTAATCAAATCGAAATTAAATGCCCTCGTTGTAAAACCTTAAACACATTCCAGAGCACCTTGAGTGCCTTACCTGAATGCCCAGAGCATCAAACACCAGGTAAGATTCATGACACAAAACCTCTCACCACAATACAATCCTAGTGGCCACAGTTTCAGTGGATGGCTCGGTGGCAAATCCCAACTTGCTAGAACCATCATTGATATGCTTCCTGAGCATAAAACTTATGTTGAAGTCTTCGGCGGTGCTGGCTGGGTTTTATTTAAAAAGACCCCTTCAACTGTAGAAGTTATTAATGATATTAATGACGATCTGATTAACCTATATCGAATATTAAAATTTCATTTTGATGCGTTTTTAACTGAATTTGAATTATTGTTATTTTCACGTACTCAATTTGACGATTTTAAACGTGACCAATCTGGTCTTACTGATATTCAAAGAGCAGTGAAGTTTTATTATTTATTACGATCTGCTTTTGGCTGCCAACTTGACGGTACTTTTACTTATTCAAAAGATCGAGCCAGCCGTATGCGTCTGGGCGAACGTCTACGGGAACATTTAGTTTCTATTCATGAACGTTTGCAAGATGTAGTCATTGAAAATCGCTCTTATGATTATGTCATCAATCGCTTGGATGGTCCTGACACATTATTTTATCTGGATCCTCCCTATTGGGATTGCGAAAATGTTTATGGTAAAGGCATTTGGTCTAAAGAGGATTTTTATACTCTAAAAGACAAACTAGATAAGATTAAAGGAAAGTTCATTTTAAGCCTGAACGATGTGCCTGAAGTGAGAGAACTGTTTAAGGACTATCAAATGACACATCGTAAAATCCGTTGGTCAGTGAACTCTAAAGCAGCTCATGAAGACCACAATGGCAATGAGTTGATCATTTATAACTTTTGATCTGTTTTGACTTGTTCAAGCATATCTTTCTTAGCATTAAGGCGTGGTAATTCACGCTTTAATCGTTTTTCAGCAGCCACTTTACTTTGAAATACACGATCAATGACTTTGGGGTTAGTTTGATCCCCCAAGGTTACCCAATAACGTGGGCTTTTATTTTGGCCGATTGTATATTGTGTTTTTAAACCTGTATAAGCCTTCTGGTCTAACTCATTATGCGCTGTAAATTTACCTGTCTCGAGATCTAATAGGGCATATTCACGATCTAAACGTTGTTGTGCTCCAGCTTTAGTCAAATAAAGATATGAGAAATGTTTAGGGTTTGATTGATCACCTTTAGTCAGTTTTACAGCCTTATCCCCTTCTTGATAATAAACCACAACACCAGTCCATTTTTTATCTTTCTCGGAAACAAATTGGTCTTCAAATAGTTCAGATACATCGTCTGCATCTGGGAAAAAAACTTCAAGTTGAAGATCAGTTGTATATCCCCCTGAACTGTCCAGTGTGTCTGTGATCGTTGTTCCAAGCCAGTAAATTTCGTCAATCTGCTCTTTGATTCCAATAAACAAGAAAGTTTGTTCCGGGACAAGATCTGGTATTCCTCTGGCCAGTTTATAACTGAGTGTTTCTGCTGTTCGTTTAAAGTGGTTTAGCTTGGCTCTAGCAGCTAAAGTTGCGGTTTGTTTATCACGATGAATATGACGTAACTCTTTAATATTTTGATTCGATTGGTCACCAACAATCACTTCAAGTTTTTTGGCCATTTTATCGTCGTAATAAAATGCACGTATTGCAGTGACCTCTTCCCCTCCATCACTAAAACTATATCTGTGTTCATCGCCTTTTGACCTGGTCAAAACAAAAGTTGGAAGCTCTTGGCCAGAAATGGTCTGACTCTGGCCTTTTGGCATAAAGAGTAATGTACCGTTTTTGATGGTAGCTATAGCATCGTGCTCATCTGCTAAACGAGTCAGTAAATTTGCATCTGATTCATTTTGATCGATATGAATAATTTTATGTTTGGCCAGTTCTTCAGATACTTGGTCATTAAGATCATGTTCGATTGCAATCTTTCTAATCAGATCCCCCAAAGCAATATCATCAAAGCTACGTTCCTTTTTTTGCTTTAAAGATTTTTTCATATCTGCGCTGGTAGCACGGATCCGAAGTGTATCCGGTGCTCCGCCATGCTCAACTTCTTTAACGATGTAGCTACCTTTATAAACAAGTCCAGAATGCTGCCAACCAAGCCATGCTTGTATGACCGCACCCTTACTTGGGATTTCAAGTAATCCATCATGATCGGACAATGTTAAATCAAGCGTATCAACCTCAAAACCACGTTTGTTTTCAATACGCATTTGCCCTAAGCGATTGTTGACCTTTGATGAGATATCTACGCCATCAACAACAAGTTTATAAATAGGAACAGAACTCGCCTGCAGTACATCATCAACAACTGAATTTATTGCGGAAATAAGGGTCATAATAAGCCTATCAATTTACCTGCAGCATTACCGATTAGAGTTCCTGGCTTCTGTCCTTGTGTCAGCTTTAAACTAAACTCAATTTTTCGAGGAGTACCATCTGTAAAAAAGTAAGTTTGTGTTTCTTGCAAATCATCAATGTGATAAAGCCCAAAAACTTTACCTGTTCCTGCGATAAGCGGAAAATTTTTACCTGTATCACCCATAGCACGTAAAGCAGTGATACTCATCTGAGAGCCAAACTCCGGCACAATACTTCCTTCTAAGGTAATCGTATCTTCCCCCCTACCCACAAACTGATAGGCTGGCATTTCACCAACACGTGAATTACTTGGATGCCGCCAATTGGTACTGCGTTGTAACTGCTGGTAAACCGCAGTCGGGATACTAAACGGGAACATACCCAATATCATCATCATGTGATTTACTCCTGATCTGCCATGATTGTGCGTACACGTGACAATTTATCGCGTTGTAATCGATTAATTACTTGTTCAATTTGACGTTCAAGATCCTGAACCATTTGTCCTGGTGCAGCATGAATATGAATCGTGTAAGTGTCTCCAGCCACAGCCAATGAAGACTGACGACTTGATGTTAAATTTGGTGCGGTTTGTATTTTAGAAATAACTGGAGCAGCAATATCAATCTGATCCATAGCTGGCGATTGAGCTTTATTGGTGAACAAATTAAGAACTTGATTATATTTGTTCTTTAACTCTGGAAAGGCTTGAGTTAAACCCATGCCAATACCACCTACGATATGTCCACCTAGACCAGCCATGACTCGCGAAGGAGAATGGATATCCATTTTTTGCTTCATAAAGCTAGGCATATAACTATTAATTTTCGCCCAAATGGTTTTAAGGCTATCAAAACCTGATTGGATACCATTAACTAAACCATCAATGATATTTTTCCCAATACTTAGCATCTTGTTTTTAAGGCTGCCAAGGTAGTCAAATATCTTAGTCCAGCCATCAACAATTCTCTGAAAAAGTGGACTATTCGTAATAGCAGAAATCAAATTATCCCATGCTGTAGTAACAACGGATTTAATCCCTGACCAAACAACACTGGTAACTAGTTTTATATTTTCCCACTTAGCAGCAAACCAATCGCCAATAGGTCCTAAATAACTAACTATTGAATTCCATACATTCGCTACGCCAGTTGTAATGCTGGTCCAAACTGAGCTAAAGAAGCCAGTAATACCAGACCAATTCGCAATAATTAAACGAGGTATGCCAATAAGCGGGAAAAGTAGATTTAAAAGAGGATTATCTGCAAAAACTTGATCTACACTTTGAATAATACCTTTTATGAAAGATACGCCTGTATTGAATGCATTTTTAACACCAGTCCATAAATCCATAAAGAAAGATTTAATCGGTGCCCAATTTTGATAAATAAAGTATGCAGCTGTAGCAAGTAGTGTGACTGCTAAGATAATTGGATTTGCTCTCATGAGTTGACCAGCAGCAAAAAGCATTCTGCCTAACCACATCACAGATGAGCCAAGGGCTTTAAATGGAGATGTGAGCATCTTAAATACAAAACTTAATGCACTACCTTGCACACCCAATGTCACCATCATAAGTCGCAGACTTAACATACTTAAAATGAGTGGTGAGAAAATAAGAAGTAAACCTCCTATAGCCACTAACCCCCCAGCTATTAATAAAAGACCTGTACCTAATGCTTTTGCCAAAGTCGGGTTCTGTTGCATCCAGCCTGTAAAACCTTGCAAAGCATTTGATGCCATGACAAGTGCTTGGGTATAGATCGGTAAAATAGTCTGGCCAAACTGTAAATATGCGTCGTTAAGTTTTGCCCTTGCTTCTAGCTCTTTACCCGATGTTGTGCCTTGAGCTTGTGTATTAAGTTGATCAATATTGAATGCACCTTCATTCAGCTTGGCATTCTTATGGATCTGATCACGTTGCATATACATCTGAGCAAATAGATTTGAAGCAGTACGGTTACTGAAGACACTACCAATCGCATCGATAACGTCCCCTTCTTTAGTTATACCTTTGGCATTCAGTGCCGGTACTAAAACTTGCTCCATCCAAGCGAACTGATCTTTCTTAAAGAGATCTGCACCTTTAATCGCGCCAATATCTAAATATGATAAATCTCCGGTCTTGTTATGCTTAACTTTAGAATAGTCACCAATAAGACCAAATTTATCGAGATTTGCAGCTGCTCGTTGTGTTGTTCTGCCCTGGTATAAATTCTGATAAGCCGACATCATTGATGTACCTACACGATGTCCACCCATTTCCTGAACTAAAGGCTCCATTTTGTAATAGAACGCCTTGTTATCCATGCCCTTGGCAGCGATACCACCCGTCTTGATTACATTGAGCCACTCTTCAGCTTGTACACGTCCACCTGTAGCTGTAATCACTTGTTGAATAATATTGGCTTGTTCCTGAAATGATTCTTTGCTCTTTAAACCATTACGCATTTCGATGACTTTAAGCATATCCATGAATTTTTTTTCATTTTCTACACCGTGGTCACCATACATGGCTTCATTTGCAAATTTCATTTTAGCCAGTGTTGGAGCTACCCATTGGGCATGATGTACATCACCAAAAGCTGTGACACCATCACGCACCAGGGTTAAATTATCTAGCGTACTGGTACCAAAAGTTTTCATTGCCTTAGCGTATTGAATTGCTTCATCTGTAGCTTTTTTCCCAAAGCCTAGTGATGCGATACGATTTTCTTCAACATCTACCCGTTTGGATTCATCAATTGGTTTACGCATTTGATATAAGGCAGCGGTACCAGTTGCAGCCATACCTGCTCCATACATGGCTGCAGTCCGTACATTACCCGTCATCTTGCTATGTGATTTTTGGAAACGGTTTAAGTTTTCGAGCTTATTTTTTTGACTGTCGATCGATGTATTGGCTGCATTAATTTTTTCTTTTAATTCTTGCTGCTGGTCAGCAAAGTTTTTCGACTTTAGACCGGCATTGTTTAATTCATTTCTGAGTTCAATTAGACGTGGTCGACCTTCAGTTACGACCTTAGTTAATTGCTTAACTTGTGTTTCTGCCTTTTTTAATTCTTTTGTCAATTTAGCATCTGGATTTACCGCTAATTGCTCGCGCAGTGACTGTACTATTTTTTTATTGCGTTCTAGTTCAGTAGAGGCTTGTTTAACATCCTCTTTGAGCTTTTTAAATGAATCAAGTTGCCGTTGTTGATCATTAAGTCGTTTTAATTCATCACGGGTATTTTTTAATGCTTTGGAAGCAGCATTGCTACTTCCAATCATTAACTTGAGAGCTGGACTTAAACTATCTTTTGATCCAAACAGGACTTCAAGTTTTAAGGGTTTCATTCGGCATCATTTCCATTACGATCAATGGCTTTTTGATGCCATTGCATCAGTTGACTGAGTGACATATCTCTAAAGGCTTGCGGTGGCCAATGAAAAACCACCGCAATATTTGCTATTGCATCGTCTACTGTTGGCGTAATACTTCCGCACGTGCTGATTTCGGCTGCAAAAAAAGTAGAATTACTCCACCAATTTGTGCAATATCCGAAGGTTCAAGCTGACGGATCTGAGTTTTTGTTAATGTTGGCGAACTAATACGAGGCAAAATAGTAAAAATTGAAGAGACATCACCTTGTAATAAGTCAGCAATTTTCAACCCCTGTAATGCTTCTGAATTTGGTTTGCGAATCTCTAAAGATTTAATTTCTAGATTTCCCATCATAATTGGACTATCAAGGTCTACAGTCTGGACATCTAGATTAATGGTCGCAGTGTTTTCAACTTGTTCTAAAGTTTGCATGGTAAAGCTCCAAAAAATATATAAAAAAACCTCTGCTCACGGGACATGAACAGAGGGATGGAAAGTTAAATTAAACCGATGTTGGCACGGTGCTTTTCGAGTCGATCGACACCACCTACATTTTCTTTGATACCAGGAATATCAATCTCGATGACAACTTCACCATCGATCGTGAGTTTGTAATAAGACCAAATAGTCTTTACTGTTATTTCAGTATCATCACCAGCTTTGGCATTACCAAAATCGATTTCTTCGTGACGACCACGAATTACGATTTCGACTGCGGTATCTTCACCAGTATCATCGCGCTGATATGAACCAGCAAAACGCAAACCAATTGCAGAAATGGTTTCAGCACCAAATTGTTGTAAAACAAGTTTATCGATACCACCGAGTTTCCAGGTCATCTCAATCGCATCATCACTAAGACCTAAATCGACCTTAACGTTGCCATTCAAGCCACCGCCTCGCCAGTTTTCGAGTTTACGGCCTAGTTTCGGTAACGTGACTTCACCAGTTTGGCCAAGATATGAATTACCTTCGTTATATAGGTTTGAGAGTTTTAATTTGCTTGGTATAGCCATGATCTAGTCCTTATCCTGCTGTTACACGCGAAGCAAAGTCGACCAAGTAACGGTCAGTAATGCGTTGTCGTAACACTAAGTTTTCAAGTGGTGGAACAGGTGTGTAGTCGTAGTCGATATAGAACTTGCCTGACTTGAGGACTTCTTTTGTATTGATGACTGGATCTAACCAACACTCACCACCGAGTAAATAGTTGCTTTGAGTCATTTCACGCATTTTGGCGTTAATGCCTTCAATAATGTCTTTGGCCAGACCTGGTGTAAGTGGTAAATCAGCCGCCCACATGTGCCCTTCCGCCATGGTATCTGCAAGGATTTGTGCAGTTCTCGTGTAGTTCTCAAATGCGAAAAGAGGGTCGTCAGAACAAGTACGCGAACCCCAAAAACGGAAGCCATCACGTTGGATGAGAGTCGTAATGTCATTTTGGTTTAGATAGCCAGCATCCGTTTCAGGATCTTGCAGCTGCCAATACACATCTTTGCTAATGCCTGTCACACCGTTGACAGCAACGTTAGAAAGCGATTTATGCCAACCTGTTTCATTATCGATTTTTGCTCGTAGGCCAAGTGCTCGAGCAGTCGCTTCAAAAGTAGTGGTCGCATTGGTTGCAGTATCCCAGCCTAAGAAATCAGGCCAGATAAGCATGGCTTCACGTGCACCAAAAGTTTGACGGTACGCTTGAGCTTCTTCTTTCGTTTCACAGCCATTTGCGGAAAGATATGCAAATCCACGTAGCTTTTGCGCTAATGCGACTAAGGCAACTGAAACGGCAGATGTATCAAGACCAGGAATACCTAAGATCCGTGGTTTCACGCCAAGCTGAGCTTCAGCAGCAAGCAAAGCTTTCATGCCTGTATATTTACCATTAACAGAACCGCCAATAATTTCGGATGTTTGCTCTGCTGCATCAGCTTTCTGATCTACACGAACTACTACTGTTGCAGGATTAGTTTGATCAGCGATCGCTTGAAGTGAGCGAGCTAACGTCCCTTTATCCCCTGCTTTATCTAAGACAGCTTGAACATTGGTAAGTAATACGGGTGTATTTAAAGGAAATTTGGTTGCATCTGCATCGGATGCAGTACATACCATACCAACGACTGAACTTGATACTGTTCGTATTGGTCGGGTGCCATCATTGAGTTCTAAAACTCTGACACCGTGGTGATAGTCTTGAGCCATAAAAATAGCCTGTAATCTGGTTAGTTTTCAGATCACAGGCTTACAAATTGAAGTTTTTAAGTCATGCTGTACGGTTTGTATATCAGTTATATACAAACGAACTCAGACACCTTATTTAAAGTGACATTGCATAGCGCCACATTTCATCGATTTCATCATTAGGAATATCTAAAAGAGTTAGCATATATTTGACAGAATCATTTACACGCTCAAACTTCTCAGATTCGTTATATTCGATCTGAACTCGTGTTTTTAGCGCTGGATCTTCAATGTCAGTTATAGCCTGTTCAACTTTTTCTAAAAGCTGGTACTGAAGAAGTGCAAGCTTAAATTGGCGTCTTGTAAGAGGCTTAAACTCAGCAAGTCTCAACTGTTCTTTTTCCTCTTCAGATAAATAATTCTGTGGATTCAAATGTCGATCTACTTCTTCAGAGGTCATTTCAATTAAATCGTCTTCTAAAGCAAAGACTTCACTTGTCGTTTTGTTTCTAAAATATTTCATCGTAATTCACTCCAATATGAAGGCTGTATTGCGCTAGTATTTGCACTAATTTTGTATGTACTACCTGCAGGCACAATAAAAGAATAGAAGCCTGATCCATAATTAGTTCCTACATCATATGTGTGTTTAAAAACACTATTTCCATCAACAATTACTTCAATAATAATTGTTGCACCATTGGTATCTGGAAAAGTGAGGCATAACTGAATTGGACGACCTGTAGAATTTAAATAAGTTGTTTCTAATGACCGATTAGCTTTTACATCTTGCCAAGTCTGACCAATACCTATCGCATTATTTGAAGTGGTATTGATAGTAATATTCCCAGCACCATCAAAGTTAGCAGAGCCAGAAACTGCACCTGTTAATCCAATATTTCTAGCAATCTGAAGCTTTGTCGCAGTAGCTGCATTACCAGTAATATTAGAATCTGTATATGCAAGCTCTTTTTTGGTCAATAAGTCGATTGTTCCATCACTGCGTTCAACACAAGTCATTACCCTTGTTTTACCCGACACGGGATCACTTGCAATAATAAAAGTCCCACCAGTAAATAGAGATGAGACTAACCCGACAGAAAATTGAGGGAAAAATTTACCCTGACCATTGTCAAAAAATGCCGTAGATTTATTGCTATAGTGATGAATAAACTCTTGATCTGATGTAAAACCTGTCCATTCTATTTCAAGTTTATCAGCAGCTACTGCCGTAGCATTTTTATCAAGTTTATTATCTTGTAAAGCTTTCCCCTGTTTTGCAGTTAAAGCCTTATTTGCATCATCAGTTTGTAAATCATCAGCAAGTTGTACAACACCACTTTGATTTGTTGATGCTGCTCGAATATTTTGCTGAGATATGCCTGTGATTTGGCCTTTGTCATTAACTGTTATTGATGGGATCTGAATCGTTGATGCATACGTTCCAGCAACTACCCCGCTATTCGCAAGTGTCAAAATACATGTTGAATTGCTAGAACCATCATAATTAAACGCGCCTGTTGCTGCACCTGAAAAGCTCACGGTTCGTGCCGTTGCAAGTTTGGATGCTGTAGCTGCATTGCCTTCTAACTGGGCTGCAACAAGCTTTCCGGCAGTTCTAATATCACCTTGCGAATAAATCCCATTCACTGGAACTAAATTACTTAGACTAAAGGTACTTGATACTAACAATCCACCAGTTAATACCCGTTGGCCATATTGTTCAGTTTCATCAGTAAACCAAATATCACTATTACTACGGATTTTATTGACATATGTAATGCCGTTAACACGTAAATCACCAGTGACTGTTCCACCTGTTAATGGCAATTTAGAATCATCACGTGTTCCAACTATTTTCCAATCAGACCACGTTGCTATATTGCCATTGACGTTCCATGACTGACGCATGGCCATTGTTGCATTATTTGAGCCACCAGCCTGATGCGGATAATAGATTTGATGACAAGTACCACCACTTCTATATACGGCTAAAACTCCATAACCGTACAGTCCTGCCACACTAAAAGCTACAACTGTATATTTTCCATCTAGTAACGCCTGGTCAAGTTGCTCAATGCTTGAAATGCTTCCATTCCAACGTACCGGAGCTTCAATATTGATATCTTGAGTACCATCAAAAACGGTACCATTAATAGTACGGCCAGTTTGAAATTTGGTTGCTGTTGCTGCATTACCTGTAATACTAGAATCTGTATATGCCAGCTCTTTTTTATTTAAAAAATCAATCCTTCCATCATCGCGTACAACACAGCTAATGATTTTAGTTTTACCCGTGACTACGTCATTACCAATTATGAAAGTTCCACCAGCTTTGAGAGTAGAAACGAATCCAACTGAAAACTGAGCAAAATATTTACCAGTTTTATTATCAAAAAAACTTGTTGGTTTATCTGCTAAATACTTAATAAAGTCATCATCATTGGAAAATGACGTTCTTTCAATTTCTAATTTCTTGGCTGCAACTGCTGTAGCAGTATTATCCAATTTATTATCTTGTAAATTTTTACCCTGTTTTGCAGATAACGGTGTTGCAGGGTCATCAGTAGTTAAATTATCAACTATCTCATTTCGTCGAATATAGTTTTTATTTACCCATTCGCGGGTTGCATATATCAATGAATCATCGAGATAAAGCGCTATAACTTCAGCGTTTTGAATATTTATAACTAGCTTGATATTGATTTCACGAGCACCACCTTCATCGGCCAATGGTTTATATGTTGGAGGATAGCTCGCATTGACGACCATCGTATTTCCAGCATAAAGACCAAGTTCACGAATATAAAAACCACCAACATTAGATGGAATGATTGCTTCACAAACGATCTGGTTTGTATTATTTGGATTGATTTCTACAACGTTTAATGCAATTCGTGCTTTTTCATTAATTAAGGCTGTTCGTGTTTCAGATGGCACAGGTACAGATCCATTGCCATCCCCTACCGCAATGTGTGAATAATTGATTTTATTACTTACAGTTGCACCAGCAATTAATGCTTTACCGTTATTGGTTAATATACCTTTATAAGTGGCCATTCTACTTACTCGACAAAAATTGTGACTGTTTCAGCACCGTGACAACCAATAGCAACACGAGGAATACAAAGCGGTTGGACGTTAATAACTAAATTTGTTAGGTGACGTGATGCAGGCTTTGCATCTTTGACAAGCCTGTTTACTTCTGCGTAAGTTGCGTCGGTAAGTTCAAGCCCGTTTAGATCCAGCGTTAAGGAAAAAGTACCTGGTACCCCGTTTGGAACTGTTTCAAACCATTCCTGAAACTCACATGTATATCCAAACTGAGCGAGTACTTCTCGAACTGCTGTTCGGGTACCTTTGATTTGATGTTGCCTAAATGATTTTTTTATTAGTTGGCGTTGAAGTGATGGTTGCCAATCAGTATCCCAACTATCAACTGAGTATTGCCAAGCCAGAAATGACAAAAAATGATCTGGAGCTTGGTCAATTGATGCCAAACTCTTAATTTGAACAGGAAGCTCTAAACTATTTGCACAAACGTCCGTAACGTTACGATCAAAACGAGTGCTATTAGGAGGCAGCAATTTACTCATTCAACGCCCCCAATAACCACGGAAATATTTTCACAAAACGAGGCTTGTGTTGGAGTTAAAACAACATCTGCAGTTGGATTAAGCAACTCAACTCTATTTACACCACCAACATGTAAAGCTGCATAAATTGCAGACATACGAATAGATCGGCCTAAACGTTTTTGTTTTTGCGCATACTCAGTAACATTATTAATCGCTTGAATAAGTAAGGTTGCTGCTTCAGGATCTTTACCGATGTATAACTTGGCATTGATTGAATAATTAATAATTTCAGCAGATTGGACCGTTACACGGTCTCCTATTGGCCGCTTGTCTTCAGCATTGACTGCCTTATCTACAATTTGAACTAGCTCTGGTGAAGCGGATCCTGTTTGAGAGTCTGCTTGTAGAATAGTTAAAGTAATGAATGCTGGTTGTGGTGAGACTACGGAAACATCCCCCACACGCCCATCAGCATCACGCGCAATTTTTTTATAAGCTGCTTCTGGTCCAGCTACGGACAAAGAATCAAATGCAAGTTGGATACGTTCACGAAAAGCTGGATCTGATTCATAGACAGCAGGAACAGGTGGCGTTTTAGTATTGTCGGCAGGCTTAATAATCAGTCGTTTAACATTGTAATTTGCGCCTAGTTGATCTAAATCATTTTTTTCCGCATAAGCCAATAATAAGCCACGTGCTGCTGTATTAATTCGATTTCTTAATACTGTTTCACGATAAGAATTTTCTTCAATGTATTTCGTCAAAGGCTCACTTTCACGGTTAAGTACTTCAGTAATCTGTGGTTTTTGATCATCTGGAAATCTATTAATTAGGTCGGCCTTTCGTTCGGCTAAAATAACTTCATAATCAATCGTTTCAATAATGTCAGGTGGAGCAAGCTGGCTAAAATCGACGCTCATGATGAAGCCCCCATTTGAAGTGGAATATTTAAATTTAGGGACTGGCCAGTAATGGTATGGACTGTCTCAAGATCTAACTGCATAAGCCCTGAAGCGATCTTGGTAATGTTGATATTTTCAATACTGATGCGTTTTTCCCATCGAGTCACAGGCGTATAAATTGCACTGTAAATTTTTAGAACAAGTACATCATTCATGGGTTGATCGATAAGGTCAGGCACTATCGAACCGTAGTCGCCACGCATGACACGACTCCCTAAAGGAGTAGTCACAATGTCTTCAATTGATTGCTCTATACTTTCGATTTCTGAAATTGTTACGCCAGAATGACGTGAGATCATGGTACTGGTCCTCCAGAAGTGTCACCGCCACCCTTAACACCAGAGGTTTTATGTTTCGTTAGACTTATCTTTCCTGCGATAACATCCGCATCTGAGGTAATATCCAAAGTGGAATGGATTCCCCCCTCTACTTCGAGATTGCCAACAATTTTTACAGTTCCACTTTCTGGAAGAATTGCTTGAAGCTCATGTTTTTTGACGTCATAACTTATGACTGCACCATCTTCAAACGCCCTAAATTTGATATCTGGATCTAATGACTGAGTCGGAAAATGTTCATTGTTTAAACCAACAACAACGACTCCGAGTTCGATTACTCCGCAAGGGCTAAATACAATGCATTCTTCATCAATGCTCGGTAAATCATGAGTTGAATCTTTACCAGCTCTTAAATTTAATAGGCGCAATTCTTTGGTTACTATGTCACCTAAATTGACTGTAACTTTATGAAAAGGGCTAGACGGTATTACGGTCTTGATACGTCCAAGACGGATCATATTTTCAAGACGACGATTGGATTCTGCGTTCATGCTGCAATCGTTATGCAGCTAAAGGATTAATGCATTTGGTTTGGTTTGTATGTCAGTTATATACAAGTGGGTTCATTTTGAATCTATAAAGTTAAGAACGTCATTTTCAATCATTTCAATTTCAGCTTCAGTAAAGCCAAGCAATTGACGCTGTGCATATCTGACTTTGAAAGTTCGCCCGTTATATTTCAAATTATCAATTAATCCATCCTGGTGAATTCGGGCAAGTCTCGATACTCGTTGATCAAATCCAATGGTTACCCCATTAGGAATATTTTCTATTTTCATGAACCGTGTTGTTTTCAATTTCATGAACATTTTTTTCTTAATCTGCCCTTTTCTTTTTCTTAAATTTTTTCTCGGGATATAAGCACTACCGTCAGGATTCTGTTGTCGAGTAATACGCTGACTTTGGCTTGCACGTATTTTACGTGCAATTACCATTGCCATTTTGCGACGCGCTGCATCGTTTAGGGATACTAATAAAGCATTTAAATGCTCAGAAAGATATTCAAGCTCAGCCATTTATAGAAAATACTCTTGCTCAGGATCTCTTGATATCCACGATGCCAGCTCAGATCCATCTTTATCAAATAACGTGACTTGCTTTGATTCTTCGGCTTTGTGATAGTGCGGCTCATCTGGATAGTCGACACTTAAACCTTCGCTGGTTTGCTTCACAATTACACGCTCAGTTAATGGTAATTGAATTGCCAAATCAACCTTATCATTTGCCAAAATTTCAGCTTCAAACTTAATGCCAGATTTAACGTTATCAAGGTTGGCCATTAAATTAGATTGATTCATACGAACCCAGTCCAGTAATGGAATACTGACTGCTGCAAGGTCACCAGCATAATCGGTTAAAATCATTGTGAGGGTGTATGCATATTCAAATGATAAACCATTTGCCAACGTACTCCGTACCGCACCATCATCAACAAAGATAAGGATGCGGTCAGGATCACGACGTAGTTCAGGAATCGCATCTAAAAGATATTTTCTTAAACTATCTGGTTTTTTCATGCTGCTTTAGTCTCACTATATAGTGGTTCTAAATGATCATATTCTTTTTGGAATTTTGCCTGATACCCAAGTTTTTTATAATTAGGACCATTATAGAGTGTGAAAACAACATCCCAATTTTTTGCTCGCAGCGCATCAATTAGAGCAACTTTTTTCTTTTCAATGATGCCTGTTTTCCATTCAATAAAACGGATGAAAGCTTCTAACTGGTTTGACTCATTTACAAACTGCTGATCAACAAATTCTTGGACAGACGCATAGCCTAAATCTTTCCAGTTTTCGCCCATCACCTGAAACTGTCCCCATGATGTTGACATCAATGCACTTTCAACATCGATTTGCTTTGCTTGTTCCAGTCGAACATATTCGGCTTCATTTCCCTGATATCCACCATATTTACGATTAACAATATTTGGACGTTCAGCTTCCATTTTATTGGCAAAAGCAGTGCCTTTTTTCAAACGTAAATACGCATACATACGATGGCGTTCAAATAGAATTTTAGGTTTTCCGTTTTTAAGAAATCCAACACCTTGGCCTTCAACTGCACCAAAAACACGGATAACCAACTCAGAAACTTTTAGACGCTCAGCTGCTTTTTTATAATCACTATCTTTAAGCAATTTTGAGATGTTTTGTTCCAGAAGGGCACTGCGCGTCTTGTCCCCTACTTTGCCATCCGCAACCAAATTTTTCTGCTTTTGGAATGTAATGACAGCATATTCAGTAGAGGCTCCAAAATCACCATCGATGGAAAGTTCTTTCCCTTTAACGCCTTTAAAACCAAGCTTTTTAAGCTGTTGCTGCAATGTAATTACATCACTGCCTTTTGACCCAAATTTTAAGATTGCTTGCATTATGTTGTGCTCCAGATAAGTTTTGCGACATTACCTTTTGCACGGCAAATTAGGACCGCCAAAAGTACTGCAAAGATGGCATCCCATAACGTGACAGGATCTTTAAAAAAGAGAATATGAATTGATTGCCCGATAAAAGCAGCAATAAGAATCGTGGCCAAAATTGAAAAGCCATGACGATGGCGGAGGCCTTCAGCATCAAAACAGATGATCCGTAGACCACAAATCAAGTAGGCAATCAGAGCAATCAGTTGAAACATAATTTCGATCATGGCTTTCCTCCTCCACGAAACTTATTCCAGATGTCAGATAGACTCGATTGGTCTACCCAGACCATAGCTTTTAAGATAATCGGTAGTGAAAAAATTGAAGCAATCATTCCTGCCGTTGCATCGTTAGTAATGAAAGTTCGAGTTGTCACTTCTGGTGCAAGTAAATACCCAATACCAACGGCAATGATCATTGTCGAAAGTCGTTGTAATGGTTTTAAATCTTTTTTCGTTGTTGCAAATAGAGCTGCTCCAAATACCGCGCCAAGCAATGCATTCCCGTTGACAAATGGAAGCAATGAAGCTGCGCTAATTGAAACTGCTGTAACCGCTGCTGTTGTAGTTGGTTCTGGCATTATTAATCCCACAGTTGTACTGTTTGCTTGATTTGTTGTGGTGTATCGATATCAGGAAGAATTACAGAGGTACCAATAGGCAAAAAAATTCCAATATCGGCCAAAGCTGGATTTGCTTCGAGTACCTTTTCAACCACACCCGAACTGCGTCCGTAATATCGCCAGCAAATTGAATTGATAGTGTCATTTTGAATTGCTGTAATGGTTTTGCTCATCGCTTAATCCTTACAGTCCAAGTCTTCAGTAATTGAAACTTCACAGTCATAAGTAGTTGGATTAATTCCTCCAGAATTAACAACAATTCTGGAATTAACCTTTAAGTTTTTTTTTGATAAATCCAACCCTAGTTCTGCTGCCACTTTTTCAGTAGCTAAACGCTCCAAATCTTTTTGTTCAAATCGATAATGATGAGTGCGGTGATGTACTTCTACTGATGAAATTTTCATATCAACTCCACAATGCTATGGTTTTCGCCTTTTAGCTGTTGAATCGCCCATTGCTTATTTCGTCGGTAGTCATCAACTGAACAATCCATCGATTCTGATTTTTTTTCACCAGAATTAGTACTGTCATAGTTACGATAAATTTCGTTTACTTTTGCTGCTACACCATTCGATACGGCTGAAAAATAGAGCACTTCAGTATCTGCTTTACCGTCAATTTGATTAACAGCTAAATCAACCAGCTTTTCGGCTTTCATTACTAAGTTTGCAAGTAAACGATTTACATCGATGACTTCTTCCCGTGTAAGTTGTTGCAAACGAACATCGGTCACAGATCCGTCGATCCGAACAAAACTACGAATCTCATCTAGAGAAATTTCAGGAAAAAAGGTGCCACTTGAAATAGTGATATGACTTGGGGTTATTGCACCGTTTGCGATAAATCCCATGTAGATCTCCTTCTTAATGCACTGGGAGGGGCAATGGCTCGGTGAAGATTTACTGTGACGTTAAGATCACGACCATTGCACTCCAGTGCGGTGCGGGGCACTTATTCAGAAGTCGGTACCATATTGCCGTGGTCATCAACCACAGGCGTTCCATTTTGGTTTAACAAAACGTTGGTAACTTCTGTTTGTTCGTTGGTAGTAACTACTTGAGATTCTTTTTGATAAGCCAAAGCGTCTCTAGTTTCTCTTTCTGCTAATAACTTAGTAGCAAGCTTACTCATTTTGTTTAAATCAGTTCGACCGCCACATTTATCATCTAGATCTAGGGCTTTTTCTAACCAGTTTTGAGCATGGACAGCACGAGGTAAATCATTTTCAAGATCACCGGTCAGAAACTGCATTTCGCCTTTACCTAAAGCTAGATAAAGCTTGGCTTTAACTTCATCTGGCATATCACGACGGTTTTGAGGTAAAGATTCATCTGTAATTAGACGTTCTAAACGCACTAATTGATCTAGTCCTTTTTGATCGATACCAGCTTCAGTTTTAAGTAATTTTAAAAATTCTTCGGCAATATCTTCAGTAATAAAGCATGCTTCTGAACGCTCAAAACGGTCTGGTAGTTTTAAGCCGTATTTCAGAATGTATTCGGCAATATTAAGAGCAAAATCAAAATCACCAATATCAATTGACCAAACCAAAATTTCAGTAATTACTGCATCCTGAACACCAGGTTTTACTTCTAAAATACCTTCCACGTATGGTTTGTAATTAGGAATTAACTGGCGCTTTAATTCGATTTTGTTTTGTTTGGACTGAATATTTTTGAGTCGATTTTTATCACTATTAAGCTGCAAAAGTTGCTGCTCATAGGCATTTGTATTTCGCATGGTACCGAACTCCGCAGCTGTCTCAGCTGCGGATTTGGCTTGATGCTGTATGAAGTGCTTTCGAGCCAAGTTCATGACAAATTACTCCGCCAGAATTTCGATATTTTCAGCCATACATGCAAGGCCAAGTTCTTCGATGAAATAATCTTCATTTGAAGATTCATAGTTTTCAATCTGGTCGCGTTTCGGATTGTCGATGACGGTACGACGACGAGAGCCTTCCTGTACATAAATCGATAAATTATCGAAAGTCGTTACAAGAATGATGCCTTCAGGGAAATATGGAACTGCGTATACAGGTAGGTTCCCCATTCGCTTTTGACTAATAATAATATCAGCCGCTAATTTTTCAGAGTTGTCTTGATCTTTATTGACCAATGGGAAGTATTTATCCGAAACAGTTCTGCGGTTACACATAACAACTAAGCCTGGGTTTTCTTGATGAACTTCGTCAATCATTTCATCAACAATGTTCATAACCAGAGCATCTAAGTTTTTATAATCACCTGTTTTACCAACTGTAATTTTTCCTTGTGTTGCACCTGACTTCATAACACGCGATTCGTTTTCTTCGCGCATTTTTTGCAACCAACCTTTATTCACATCTTGGAGTTTTGGATTGGCAACAATATCTGTATCAGCCGCAATACTAGTACCATTAAAGCCGATCATGATACGGTCAAGAGCTTGACGCTTCACAATTTGGCCACGGATACGGCTATAAAAATCACGGAATTTTGCCCACTGATCTAATTTTGAATACTTAATTGAGGTATCAAAATCAGTTTTACGGCAGAGGTAGAAACGGCTATCAAGAGCTGAGGGATCGTTAGCCTGACGATCTTTAACATTTGTATTGGTTCGTGATGCAATAGGACGGTTGATATCTAAACCAATAGCCTCACCAGACTGCTCATTTACCAGATAAATATTAATCTTTTTTAAGAATTCAGATGATTGCTGAATGCGATCTTCAAGTTTCTGCTGTACTGAAGGTGTGACTGTAAATTTTTTAGAAACGTCCTCAACATTATTGAGCTTCGCTAACTCAGTCATGACCTTATTGTATTTAGTACGTGTTTCGTTACGCATTTTCTTTACTCTAAATATTAATTAATAGATTGCTAAAACCGACTGAATTAACAGTCGACTTCGCCAATTTCTTCGGAAAACTTACTGCCGGTCGACGGAGGACGTGATTGACCTTGAGGCTCTTGATCCAGCTTGCTTTTTAATTGATTAAATTCAGACTGCAGCTGCTCATGTTTGACTTTTAAGTCTGCGAACTCAGTACCCTGATTCGCTGTTTGCTGGGCAATTTCTAGAATGGCTTGTTCGTTTTGACTAAAGTTTTCTTGAGTCTGCTGTTGTTGCTGTTCTTGGGTTTTAAATAAGTTTTTAACCTTATTCACCAAGTCACTAGCAAATGAATCTTTAACTTCTTCGAATTCAAGTTCTGTTTCTTGACCAACACTGAATAAATTTTCAGGGCGTAGTTTCTTATCGGTTAAAGGGTTCTGTTTGGCTCCAGCTGCAAATGAGAGCATTTCGGTACCAAGTGAAGCAGGACTGTCCGTAACAGCTAAACCAACCAAATATGCTTGACCAGTTTTTGCAAAGTTTTCATCTACTTCGATAGAGGTATAAATTTTTTGATTTTTTTGATTAAGTGCAATCAAATTTTCATTTGGCTGGATCTGAGCAAATAACGCGTCTTTTTGTTCACCGTTAATGGTAACTTTTTCAGTTTTTAAACCAATAACATCACCATAAGATCCAAAAATACCATCTGGTGAAACACCTCTAATGTGCTCCAAATTAATACGAGCACCATAAGTATTCAGGTTGTAAGTTTGTGCCATTTGGAGGATCCATTCAGGTTGAATTTCACGACCATCTGTAGTGTCACCAGCCACGGCAACTCGAAACCATTTCGATTTAAATTTTTTCGGCTGTGTTTTATCAGTCATTCTGCGGTACCTGTTGCAAGGTTTTTTCGGGCAATTTCAATAGGTGCAGAATGGGCAATATTAGTTATGTGTAGCAATTGAGCATGCTTGTATATAACTGACATACAAATTGCCATGACTGATAAAAGATAACTTGCCTGCCATCGTTTGCGGATGAAATTAAATCAATCCGTAAACCATGAATGAATTATCACAGTTAGCTAATCTTGAGCTGATTCTAGATAACAAATTAAAAGCCAAGTTTCTCTTTTGGCTTGGCTGGAAAATTGTCGATATTGCTGAAGCGCTAGACGAAAATGAGCGTACAGTTCAGGCTTGGAAAACCAGAGAAGAGTGGGAAAAAACACGATCAGATAGTCGTGTTGAAGAAGCATTAACAGTTCGCTTAATGACTCTTACTCTAAAGAACAAAAAATCGAGTGGTGACTATAAAGAATTAGGCGAATTATTTAAAAATTATAAAGAATTTGCCCGAATTGAACGTTATAAAGAAGGCGGTAATGAAGCGGATCTAAATCCAAATATTGCCAAGCGTAACGCAGCACCCAAGAAGAAAAAAGAAAATAATCAGTTCACTGAAGAACAAGTTGAACAACTTATTTCAGCCTTTGAAGATAGTCTATTTGACTATCAGCGCGATTGGTATAAAGCAGGCAACCAACGTACTCGAGTAATTCTCAAAAGCCGTCAAATTGGTGCGACATGGTACTTTGCCCGAGAAGCTTTGGTCGATGCTGTTAAAACAGGTCGTAATCAAATTTTCTTATCTGCCTCAAAGGCGCAGGCTCATATTTTCAAAGAATACATTAAAGGTTTTGCGTATGAGGCTTGCGGAGTTGAATTGGTCGGAGATCCGATCGTACTGCCAGATAACAATCAAGCTTCATTGTCATTCTTAGGTACAAATTACAGAACTGCCCAAGGACACCACGGTAATTTTTATTTCGATGAGTTTTTCTGGACGTTTGGCTTCACTGAACTAAACAAAGTAGCTTCGGCTATGGCTTTGCATAAAAAATGGCGTAAAACCTATTTTTCAACGCCTTCTACAATGGCGCATGAAGCTTTCACTTTCTGGAATGGAACACGGAATAACCGTGGGCGACCTAAAGACCAAAGACTGGATATCGATGTATCACATGATGCATTAAAAAATGGCCGCTTATGTGAAGACAAAATGTGGCGTCAAATCGTTACGATTTTAGACGCTGAAAATGGCGGATGTGATCTATTCGATATTGATGAATTGCGATACGAATATTCACCTGAAGAATTTGCAAATCTTTTGATGTGCCAATTTATTGATGATGGCGCATCTATTTTCCCTTTAGCAATGCTTCAACCATGTATGGTTGACTCATGGGAAGTTTGGGCAGATGACTTTAAACCCTTCCATGCTAGACCATACGGCAATAATCCTGTTTGGATTGGTTATGACCCAGCAGAAAGTGGCGATAGTGCAGGCTTGGTAGTTGTAGCCCCCTCCCCTGTTCCTGGTGGAAAATTTCGAGTGTTAGAAAGAATCCAATTCCGTGGAATGGATTTTAAAAATCAGGCAGAAATGATCCGCAAAACAACACTACGTTATTACGTGACTTATATCGGGATCGATATTACAGGTATGGGTACTGGTGTTTCTCAATTAGTTAAGCAGTTTTTCCCAAATGTCACTGAGTTCAGTTATTCACCTGAAGTAAAAACCAGACTTGTACTTAAAACAATGGATGTCATTAGAAATGGTCGTCTTGAGTACGACGCAGGGTGGACTGATCTTTCCCAATCATTAATGAGCATTAAAAAAACACTTACTGCAAGCCAGCGTCAAATGACATTTACAGCAGGCCGTTCTGAAGAAATTGGCCACGCAGATTTAGCTTGGTCACTCATGCATGCACTTTATAACGAACCACTTGAAGGCCAAACACAAATGAATCAATCTTTCATGGAGATCTATTAATGAATCCCCAAGCAACTACACAAAGTCAGTTATCAGTTAATCAAAATAATTCAGCAGATCGTGAGCCAATGGCTTTTACATTTGGTGATGCTGTACCAGTACTGAACGGAAATGAATTATCAGATTACATGGAGTCATGGTTCAATGGCCGTTGGTATGAGCCTCAAGTGAGCATGAATGGATTAGCAAAATCTTATAAATCGACACCCTACTTAAGTAGTGGAATTATTTTTAAGCGTAATTTTTTAGCTAACCTTTTTATCCCTCATCCAAAATTGAGTAGAAAGGCTTTTGAACAAGTTGCTTTAGATTATGTCTGGTGCGGAAATACTTATTTAGAGGAAATAAAATCACGTCTAGGAAGTGTACTTCAATACAAGCCCGCATTAGCAAAATATATGCGTCGAGGACAGTATTTAGATCAGTTCTTTTTACTTTGTGATGATCATAATGGTTATCAAGAATTTGAGTTTTATAACCGTGTTTGCCACATTCGAGAAGCAGATATCGATCAAGAAATCTATGGAGCACCTGAATACATATCCGCTTTACAAAGTGCATGGCTTAATGAATCAGCTACATTATTCCGTCGTAAGTATTACAACAATGGATCTCATGCTGGCTTTATCCTATATGTAAATGATGCAGCTCAAGATCCTAATGATATAACCGCTTTGCGCAAAGCCTTAAAGGAAAGTAAAGGACCAGGTAACTTTCGTAATTTATTCTATTATGCACCTGGTGGGAAAAAGGACGGCATTCAGATTTTACCCGTTTCTGAAATTGCTGCTAAGGATGACTTCACCAATATTAAATCAATCACACGTGACGATACCTTAGCGGCACTCCGCATACCTCCTCAACTCATGGGTATTGTTCCAAATAATACTGGCGGTTTTGGATCAATTAAAGATGCAGCAGAAGTGTTTTATCAAAATGAAATTGTTCCACTACAGTCACGCATGCAGCAGCTCAATGAATGGGCTGGTGATGAGATCATTAGATTTAAGGAATATGATTTAAAAAACGTTACCTAATCCTTTAGAAACAACAAAGCCAGCATTAGCTGGCTTTTTTTATGGAATTTTAATAATTACCCACAAATGAGAATATTTATCATTTAAAACACCCAGACCACACGGCCAAACGCAGTCACCCGCGCGCCTGCGGTTCATCTAAATGAGGCTATATTACTGCACACTGTTTTACTGCGTAATGAATCTAGAGAACCTATGAAACTTAGGCTATTGAGAAGAAAAAAAGGGAAATCGGATACTGCATATTACTACAGCACTACAGTTTGAATAACTTCTATATGCTCTAAGGGATGACCAACTACAATGGCTTGTCCTTTATCGCCTATTTGCAAACAAAGTCTTGATAAAACATTGTCATTATATTTCACACGCCATTGGTTATATGGCTCATATTCTGACTGTAAAAATATAACTAAACCAATTTCACCAGATGGGTGTTGAATTAAGTCATTTTCAAAAATTGGGTTTCCTAAGTAATCTAACCAAGGAGCTATTTTATTTGTTTTGGAAAGTTCTTCTCTTTGCAATAAAAAATTTTTGTATTGATCAAATTCACTTTGCATAACATTTCTCTAGCAGAAATATTCCTAGATAAAATCTTACCCGATATCTTTTTTTAAGAACATAAAAATGTGCTTTTATAAAACATGGAATCGATTTGAAGTAATAAAGTAATAACACCAATTAAGCGATTGATAAATAAGTATAAAATAACTTACTTCTTTAGGTAATTTTTTGTAATTTTTGAAGTAATAAAATATAAGTCATTGATTTTATTAAGTAGTGTTTAGTAAAAAAAATACCTTTTTATACAGTAATTTATTACTTGATACTTACTTAAAAATTACATTAGAAAAGACATATAAGATATTGATTAAACTATAGTATTTATAAAATATTACTTTATTACTTCTAAATTCAGATACCCCTGATATTTTTTTTAATATCTCAAAACTAGGGTTTTTGATGTTTTTTCATTCTGATCATAAAAATTTGATGGGAATGAAATGGGAATGAAATCTTAGTATTTACTCACTACCTATTACTTTGCATAACACTAGTAATATTACGTTGGTAAGTAATTCTATAGAAATTTGAGGGATGATTTTCTTATTAAAATCAAGAATATGGTCGGAGCAGTAGGATTCGAACCTACGACCCCCTGGTCCCAAACCAGGTGCACTACCAGGCTGTGCTATGCTCCGAAATTGGGGTGAATGACGGGATTCGAACCCACCACAATTTCATTAAATGATATATAAAAATTAATAACTTAGCTATTTCTTAATGCTAAAAATCACTGAATATGGGAATGAAAAGGAAAGTTAAACCAGTTTATGGCCATGAATTTTCTTATCTTGATTTACCGGGTTAAAGGGATATTGGAGTAATGAAGTAATAAAGAAAAAAAAGTGCTTAGGTCTCTAAGCACTTACAGAAAATTGGAATGTAAATTTTGAAGTATTTTTTAAGTACCCTTTTATTACATCATGATGTAGTTATTCAGCTTTGTTATGTAGTCCGGCATATCTTCAGCGATCAATTTTCCATAATGTTTATAGATCATCGATGTATCACTATGGCCAAGCTGCTCAGCGATCCACTCCGGGGGAACTTGGCCAGAAGTTAAAAGTTGACTGGCGAATGTATGGCGACCCTGATTAATACCACGTTTACGCACTTTTGCTTTCGTTAAATGCTTATTCCAGCGGTACCGTAATTCATGATATTCAAAATGGTTCGACCGTTCGTGATTGATCCAGACGAACCGAACCTTTTCAGTTCGCTTTGTTTTGTTGTCACGCTGAAGTACTTCGATTGTTTTAGCTCGAGCATTACCGGTGATTTGATATTGTTTTTTTAATGCAGTAATTGCCGGTTCGAGTAATTTGATTCTCCGCTTTCTTCGTCTGTTCTTCGTCACCCGGTAAATTCCCCGGACATACGATCTAGAAATTTGAATAGTCCCCTTTTCAAGATCAATATCTTCCCAAGCAATCGGGATTTGTTCTGACATGGAAAGGCCCGTCCAGAATAAACAAGGCAATAAGTTTTGAATATCGAGATCCGTTTCAGTGTTTAAGATCATTGCAATTTCAACTTTACTGAAGGGATCCGGCTCTGGAGTATCGACCTGATGAATTACGATATTCTCAAAAGGGTTATAAGGCATTTGCCTTTCATCACGCCAGATTGCATGGATCTGAGAAAATCGGGTGACAATTTCGCGGACAGTCTTGTTATTTAAATTCTCTTTTAACACCTCAATCCATTTCTTCAGCATGTTTGTATTGATGTCTTTAGGGTTTGTCTGGCCCCATTTAGGAAGGATATGGTTATAAACATGGCCTTTGTATGAGTCGAATGTGCTAGGGGCAACCTCCTTGATTGTTTGGGTTAAATATAGGTGAGCGTAATAACTAATTTGATTCTTTTTTAAGTGTTTAGAGTTTGGAAAATGTTTGGCCAAGCTAAACTGGCCAAGTTGGATTTCCAATTTAATTAAACTAGCAAGCTTTTCAGCTCTATCTTGATTCTCTGGAGTAAAGTCCCAGTCTAACGTTTCTTTAATAATTGATTCTGTGGCGATCGGTCGCATCCAAATTCGCAACGATTTCCCACGTATTTCTAGCCCTGCAGACATTATTCGACCTACATTTAAGTATTCTATAAAAATATTTAGAGAGATTTTAGAGGAATGTACCCCCGAACGGGGGTGCATAAGAGGTGCGCAGTTAAATGAAAGGCAACTCGTCTTCTTCGTCTATACTATTTCTAGAAAGTAGTTCATTTTCGAGAGCCATATGGAGATATCCATCAAGAGTTTTGTTCATTAACCAATGAATATCTCTGTCATCCATATCCTTGATTGCCCAACCTTTATATTTACCGTAAAAAAT